TTGACTAGAACTGGCACGGTTGGTATTGATGGCACTGCAAAAGTTACGTTAACTGTCAATGATAAAACTCCCTCAGAACTTTATTATAGACTTGATCCAACGTATGAAAGTGGAGATGTTCCTGCAGAAAAAACGGAAATTAATATTGATGATGAAGTATTGCAAAATAATACCGCATCAGTTGTAAACAGCATTTACAATGGTAAGCATAAAATTTCCCTTGCGGGACCAAGTTCTTTTAGCTTTACAATTGGACCAACTCCAGAAAAGTCTGCTTATATTTCATCTACTTCTTCTGCAGAAATTACTTATGAGACAGATTGTACCCACACAGATGGTTCAATAGCAAAAATTGAAGTTATTAATAGTGGACAAGGATACAAATCTTTGCCCGGTATTACTACAGTTGCTACATCTAGAGGAACTGGTGTTATTTTAGAAGCACAGAGTGATCAAATTGGAAGGATAACTAAAACTCAAATTAAAAATATTGGATTTGATTTCCCATCTGACAAAACCCTCAGGCCATCAATTACTTTACCAAATATTATTAAGATAAAATCCTTAAAATCTTTTGATTTTATTGGAATATCTTCTGGGGGAAAAGGTTATTCTTCAGCACCTAGATTGTTGGCATTTGATGGAAAAACAAATCAACGTCTTAATGATGTAGACCTTGATTATGATCTTGGTGATAATCAAGTAACCATCCTTAAAAATACGAAAGGAATGAGTAATACCATTCCCACTATTTTACCAATTTATAATACTAATGGTTGCGGAATCAGCACGATTGGATTTAATACTGTGACCAATGAAGTCACTGCAGAATTATCTGTTGGATTTAGTGCATCTGATGATTTCCCTGTTGAAGTTGGAGATAAAATTTTAATAGAAAATATTAGTATTGGTATTGGATCCACTGGAATAGGTTACAATTCTGCTGATCACAACTATAAGTTGTTCCCTGTTATTGCAGTTGACAAAAACTTAGGGGGAGTCGGTGCAACCTTCAGTTACAGTATGGAAGGTTTATTTGATAAATCTAAGGGAGAATTTATTGGAGAATTTGATAAATTTAATTCTTCAGGAAGAGTTATCTCAGAGAGACATTTTCCAATCTTCGATATCACACTTAAGGATAATGAGTTCCTTGATGGGGAAGAAGTTAAATCTGCCACAACTTCGGGAACTGTTGAGAGTTGGGATAAAAAAACTGGAACTCTTAGAGTTTCTACATCCAAAAACTTTGTGTCTGGTGAAATAATTGAAGGTCTTGCTTCTAATACTCAGGGAATCGCTGATAATGTAACAATTTATGAGTCTTTCATTAATACAGATGCATCATCAAGAATTATTAAAGGATCTACAACTGATTCTGGATTCCTTAATGCAAATATGCAAAGAGTTCAAGATAGTTTCTACTATCAAAACTTCTCATATTCACTGAGATCAAGAGTTGATTTTGATACTTGGAATGATGTTGTAAGCACAACAAATCATACAGCAGGATTTAAAAAATTCTCTGATTATCAATTAGAAACTCCATCAGAGTTTAGTCAAATTGAATCCAACTCTATGAGAGTGGGATTATCCACAGAACTTTCATATTTCACTGTGGTTAATGATCTTTACAGTGTTGGAAACCTTAACTGCACTAAAGATTTTGATCTTGCTTTAGAAAATTCACTTAATGCTTCTGGAAGTATATTCTCAGATGAAATTATTTTTGCAAGTAGAATTTTAACCGATTTCTTTGAATCATTTGGAAACAGAGCTGTTGATTTTGATGATGTTAGTAATCTGTTTAACAGTAATCCGAGAGCAACTAGATTCCAACTGATTGATGAATTTAATGTCAGTAACAGCAGATTCTTAAAGTATTTTATTTACTTTAAAGATGAAAGATTTGAAAGTGAGAGACAATTCCAAATTGTCAACATGATTCAGGATGGAAGATTTGCATACTTCAATAATTATGGAAGAATGTATAGTGTGGGTGAACTTGGAAGTTTTGACTTTAAGATTTCTGGAACTCAAGGATCCTTACAGTTCTTCCCAAATAATTTTGCAATTAATGACTATCAATTAGTCAGTATGGCGTATCATTTAGATGATAATGTTGTTGGTCTGGGAACCTCCATAGTATTGGGTAATGGTGCTGTAGATATTCGCTCTAGTAGTACTGAACTTCCTTCTGGCGGTGGAGTTAGGAGAACAATTGTATCTGTCGCAGCAACAACTAGATCACTTAAAGTGATGTCTCTTGTTTCCGATCCAGCAACTAATGACCATGAATATAATGAACTGAATATTGTTCATGATGATACTGAAGTTAATGTCACTGAATTTGGTAGGTTGATGACTACTGATAATAGCACTTCATTTAGTGGTACTGGATTTGGAACTTATTATCCATACCTTGATAGTGGTTCATTGAAGGTTGACTTTATACCAAGTGTTAGTGCTGCGATGACCTGCAATACAATGCAGATTGGTTTTGGTACTGATGGCATATCTGCTGGAATCAGTACAGACCAAATGAAGCATGCTATTCTTGAGGGTCAGTCAACATCAATTTCCGCATCTGGAACACCAGGTATTACGACTGTAGCTGATTATACTTCACAATATGACTCAGCATATTTCATGGTATCAATCACAGATACTACAAATAATACCTATGAAATGAGAGAAATTATCACCATTGATACTGACAGTAATGAAAATGGTACAGGAGAGATAGAGATTCAAGAGTTTGGTATTGTTGAGACGGTGAATAGTATGCCGTATGCTGGGTTAGGAACCTTTGGTGGAAGACTTAATTCTGGTGGTGGAGTTTCTTTAACCTTTACTCCAGAAGCAAACATCGCTGTTGATGTAAAAGTCTTTACTCAAGCATTGAGAATTGAAGATGATAGTAGAGATCAAAGAAATTTTGGTAATGGATTATTTGTTACAAATTATGCAAGATATGAAGGAACAGAGAATGCTGTTAAGAAAACTTTCACCTTGGAGCATAGATCTGCACCTATCTTTGAAAAATATTTCTTAGGAAATGATTCCACCATTGTTAGTATTGATGCAAACACGATTAGAATTCCAAACCACTTCTTTGTTTCTGGAGAAAGAATTCGTTATGACAGAAATGGTGGTATTACTTCCTCTATTGGTATTGGATTAACAAATATTCCTGGAGTTGGTAATACTGAATTTTTACCAATTGATATTGATCTATATGTAATTAAAGTTGGTGACGACAAGATTCAACTTGCATCTACTGCAGAAAATGCACTTAAGAAGATTGCAGTTCCCATGGATATTACAAGTGTTGGAATTGGAACTTCTCATAGATTTAGCGCAACTAATCAAAATGCAAGGTGTTTGATTGCACTTGATAATCTAATTCAATCTCCAATTGTCGCTACATCACAAACAACTGGACTTTCCACTAATGTCACCACAGTTGACAATACTATAAAAATAAGTGGCATACAATCGTACTTTGGATCAGATCTCATCAAGATGGGTGATGAGATCATGAAGATTACTGCCATTGGTATAGGAAGCACAAATGCAGTTCAAGTTAGAAGAGGACAACTTGGGACAAAAATTGGTACAGCAAATACTGGAGAACCAATTACCAAAGTCGTTGGAAACTACAATATTACTAATAGCGTAGTTCACTTTGCTGAAGCACCTTATGGTATAGTTCCAATTGGCACTGCCACAAATCCACCAGACGAAAGAGATTGGGAAGGCATTTCTCAAAGTTCTTCTTTCCAAGGAAGAACATTCATGAGATCTGGTATTACAGGAACTTCTACTGACACCTATCACACAAACTATATTTTTGATAGTGTTTCAAACAAATTTGATGGCAATACATCAGTATACACATTAACTTCTAGCGGGTCAGATGATGTCAGTGGTATTTCTACTGGAAATGCAATTGTTCTCGTAAATGACATTTTACAGGGTCCTGGATTTAGTGAAGACTTTACATTGGGTGAGAATGCTGGTATTACTACTATCGCTTTCACAGGAACTGCAAGTTCCACAATTACAGATGCCAATACTTCTGGATTACCTCTTGGAGGAGTTCTTCTTTCTCTTGGTTCTACAGAGGGATTTGGATATCAACCTTTGGTTTCTGCGGGCGCAACCGCTAAGGTTACTAATGTAGGAGTTCTTACTGACGTTGCAATTGGTAATACTGGATCTGGATATAGAGCTTCTGAAAAGTATGAGTTCCTTGTTGATACAAATGAGTTTGTAGGTATTGGGTCTACTAACATATTCCTTCCTAACACTAAATCAGTTCTTGATATTCTTCCACAACTAAGCACAGGATCTAATTGCACCATTGAATTTGCAAGAGTTGCTGATGCATATGTCTCTGGAACTATTGTATCATTCGCATCAACTTTTGTTAGATTAGACGCTAGCGATGCATTAGCAGTAGGAATTCCTACAGGGACTAAAGCACGTATTACTGTTTCTAATCCTGCAGTTGGATTTGTTAATGTCAGTGCTGCATCCACAAGTGTCGGTGTTGAAACCTCAGTATACCACGTTGGATTTGCGACCATTATCAATGGACACGTTTCAACTGCCATATCTGTAACAAATAATTCTACTCCAAGGTTCTATCCCACAAAATCAATCACTAACGTTGGATATAGTTCCATCACAGGAATTACCACAGTTACCACATCCACTACTCATGGATTGACTGAGGGTGAGTTTATTCAATTGTCGGGTATCGC